CGTTGAATTGAACATTAAACGCCTTAATGATGCGCGTATAGTTTATGTTCCCACCTGTAAAGAATTGGTCATTAACTCTAGCATTGTTTGTCGAATCAGACTCAATAACTAAATCCCAATTAGGTAGGTTTATAGTTCCTGTGGCTTCGTCAGCTATATATGCGGCATCTAATAAAAATTCATTATTGTTGTAAACAGCCGTAACCTCATAAGTACCATCATAGTTAGCCGTTCCACTTAATACTATCCCCGTCATTCCCTCAGCTAAGTTATGCCCCGCTGAAGTTACACGAATAAAGCCGCCACCATCAACAATACTAGTAATGGTTAACTCTCTATTTGCCTTTTGACCTGTGGAGGTTAGGTTGGTGAAGTAATGCTCAACTACTGTGCTGGCATCTGTACCGTATAAATGGACGCCATAAATAGAATTACCCCTCGACAAGAAGTTAGTAAGCTTCGCTTCACCACCACTTGTCACATAAACCCCATTACCAAGGTTATTAAGGCTATACGAGTTAGATATTTGCTCTCCGCTTGTTTCAGTAATCCGCCAGCCATCACCAGAACATTTTTCTACAAAAACACTATCCCATGTGTTGTGCGTACTACCATCCATTACAACACCATTCACCTTGTCTCTTATGTACAAGTTTGTAAACATATTCTGTCTTGACAGAAAATTACCTGTCCCATCTTTATTAGAGATAATTCCATTACCTAAAGCGCCTCGCATAAAGAGATTGCTTATCGTGCATCGTGCCGCGCCCTTCATTTCTATCTGAATATTTTCTAGCTGGCTTGTGTTTCCGTCCCCGTAAATATCCATACCCGTAACACCCAGAGAGAGTGTGATTAAATCTCCGCCTGCGTTATACCTACCTGAAGGTATATATAGAGACACCTGATTATCAGAAGGGTATTGAGAGCCAATACTCCCAGCATAGGATTTCGCCCTATTAAAAGCATCCTCTATGTTTGCAAACTGTGAAGCATTAAAATTATTATCTGTTTGAAGTTTTCCTATTAGCCCGTTGGCAAAAGTAGCATCCCCAGTAAGTGCAACATAACCACTTGCTTGAACAATGTAGACAGCACTGGCTCTTTCAGTACATACCAGCACAGCGCCTTCATTGGGGGAGAGATTATCCATAGCATCGAATGTGTCTACGTATCTAGGTATTTCTTCCCCTACTCTCCAAAAAGCACTCTCTCCATCTGTACTGAGGATATTCCCTGCTTGTCCTTCTTGTACAGGAAGAAAGGATTGCCCTGAAGCTACTGATAAGTCTTTAAGACGTACAGCATCATTTAGTCCACTAGGAGGAGCTAAGTTAATAATACGATTACTATTAGCATCTAAGTCATTAACAAGCTCTGTGTTCTGACCTACGGAGGGTCTTCTATCAAATTTATCATTAAGAGCTTGTTCTATCTTTTCTAGCTCATTGTTTACAGGAGCGAGACTACCTGTTAGTGTGTTACGAGTATAAGTAGCCATTGTTATCCATGCCCTCTTGGTACATAATTACCTGAAATTCCCATCCTACCGTATCCTTTTTTCCCTCTACTACTCCCAAGTGTCTTATTATCTTGCTGTAGCTTAATCTTAGCGCTTCTAGCCCTTGAGGCAATCATACCTATTGGTTGTTGGTGTATTAGCGTTAAGGCTTCATTCAGAAACATATCGAGGTACGCTTCAGATAAATGACTAGGGATAGGTACTACGAAATCGTCTTCTTGGAAAAATACTTCTTCACCACTAGCCACAATCTTAGTCTTACTGCTTTGCAGTGTCGTATCGTAATCCGAATGATAAGAATTAAAAACCACATACTTATTATCAAAAGATGTACAATAAGAAGGGAATTGATTAGTAACGACAACCATTTTATTTTCATCAAAACCCTCCACTAATAAAGTGTTATCCCCTTCCATTGCAGTGGTTCTAGCAATAAATTCCAGAGGGGGAAGATATATCACCTCCTTATATTGAGTCTTACCAGTTTTTGATATGTTGTAATATACCTTACTCTCTTGTACTTTCTGTATATTCGTAGGGAGTAGCATATAGTTAGGACGCGTTGTATCAGATAAGGAGTCTAGTGTCTGCTCTTTTGTAGTAAATAACAGATTAGGGAACTCTTGTACCATCTTGTAGTACACACGCTCTGCTAACTTAGCTACTTGCTGACTCTCATCTGTGTCGTATATACTATCTACATAGAAACCTGAAGTGGCATCTAAGTACTCTTGTACAACCTGTAGTAATGTTCGTTTCATCTATTTCTCCAAGAAATCTTATAAAAGGTACTCCGAAGAATACCTTTGAAAGACTACCTATTTACACAGGTGTTGCAATCGTAATCAAAGTTTCAGGGCGTTTTAAGGCGAAGCCATAACGACAAGTAGCAGACCACTCATCACGCTTGAAGTTTGTATTACGGAAGAACTCTGTCTCAGGACGCTGACGTACAGCACCCATGAAAGGCATAGATGTAGCATCAGCCATTGACATAGCGATACAACCTTTACCAGTAATAGCCGCATCACTAGTACCGTCAGATAGAGTAAGTGACTCGGCAGTAATATCAGGTAAGTTATGACTCACCATAATGTTAATACCAGCAATATTGCGAACAATATTAAGCTTGTCACCAAAACCTGTTTGTACTAAACCTTGTACATCGAAGTTAAAGTTAGAACCATTAGACACTTCTGTGATATTAAGAAGTTTGTTAAGTTCAAATTCCATCTCAGGGGTAATGATTAGCACTCGGTTTTCAGTAGGTACGTATGCTTTATCGAAAGAATATTTAACATACATGATGTCTTCAATCGTCAATGCCCCACCAGTACCAGCACCTTTATATCGGTGAGCCGCACCATTCACAGCATTCAGGTCTGAAAGAGTTTGAGAGTTAGCTGTAGCTAAACACGCAGTCTCCATATCAGTAGCCATAGCAATACCAGATTTATGCACGTTCTCTTGGAAGAAGGCTTCTGACTGGTGAGCGTCTTGTTTCATCTTATCAGTTACGAAGAAACCATCCTGTTTGTACGCAGTGATTGTTAGAGGCGCTCTTGAGTTGTTCATCCCACTATAATCAATCTGAGTATTCTCAGTGTAATCTGTGGTTGAACGGTCTGCTGTTAGAGTCACATCTAAAGAATCACCATCAGGGAAAATCCCTGTTTTATCATCAAACAAAGGACGACCAATTAACCAATCATCGAATTGTTTCTCTAGTGAACTTTGATATAGTTCTTGTCGAACTAAGTTCGGTACTGCCGCATAAGTAAAAGTACTCATTTTATTTCCTCAATTAAAAATCTATTTTTATTCCACGTGCTTCTGCAATCTTACGATAGTTATCAATACTCGTAGAGACACGCTGTTTAGCAGTGAAGCCTCTTGAGAAGTCTATCGAAAGGTCTTTACTCTGGGGGAATCCAGATACAGAGCCATTCGGAGTGTAGTTTGTTTTCTGTTGTCTATCTAAGTTAAACAATTTCTTGAATCGCTTAGGATTAGATTGTGCTTCTTTTAGAATATCTGCATCAGACATACCTAAATCCTTGGCACTTTGTCTTAGCTTCTCTTCAAAAGAGTCACCATAAACAGCTTTAGCGGCACTGATACTCTCTTGCTCATTCTTACCAAAGACTTCTTTTTGTTGGTCTGAGGTAAGCTTTCCTAAGATACTTTCAGTGATTTGTTGCGTAAGCTGGTCTACGTCTAACTGAGGGGTTGTCTCAGTAGCTTGTTGGGTCTGTTCTTCATTCACAGGAGATTCCTCTTTAGTGTTTAATTGTTTTAAAGCATCATCTAGCTTTGTACTTTGGTTAAGTTGAGCTTCAAGTTCCTGAATCCTAGACTCCAACGATTTTTTATCTGCAACAGTATCTTTAATAAAGTTCTGTGCAGACTGCCACGATTGTTGAGCTTCTTCAGTATTAGTGAAGAGTCTTTCCTTACCTTGGCTATCAACTCCTTTAAAAAGGGGCTGTATTGTCTCTTCCTGAGATTGTGCTTGGTTAGCTTCCTGAGTTTCTTTTAAGTCTGGGTTAGACTGCGTATCCATAATTACCTCTGAATTGTATAATCAAGTTTTTTAATAAGGCTTCGTATGAAACCTCTTTTCGCTTTATTGCGAATACTGATATAAGAGAATTGAAACTTAGAAAGAAAGTCACTCTTCTCTTCATCTTCCTTCAATAACTTCTCGTATTCTTCTTCAAGGTATTCTATTAGTAAGAGTGTGAACTCATTCTCACTCCACCTCTTATACCTACCAATCATTTCTTCTTTTTGTTCTTTGGTCTGGAGTTTACTGAATTCACCAGAGATGAAGCTAGGTATCTTAAAATTACTCATCATCCATATCCTCGTCTTGCATCATCTCCATCTCTAAAGCAGTAGGCTCACTACTCTGTTTCACCATCTCTTGTTGAGCAAGCATACTTCTTTCTTCGGCTTCCATCTGTTCATCAATACTTGCAAACTTAT